TGTTTGTAATGTCGTAGTCTTGCGACCACTGCGCAAGTATATCATCTAGGTTCATTTATTCACTTAATATCAAAGTATGAGAATCGGAAACTCGCAGGGAAAGAAACATATTCAACTGACTGGTTCTGTGCTTCGAAACGAATGTCTCCGATAGCAACAGGGATGCAGTCGATGTACTTGAACACCTTGTTCTTGTTGTTGTGGGAGGTCAGGGCAGTAACGTGAATGTCAGCATACGTTGGTTGACTGCTTGTTTGACCAGAGAACGTGTCACGCTTCTCGACCTGTTCGTTGTTGACCAACCGCAACATCCAGTTGTACATTTCAACATAGGAGTTGAGGTCTTCGTCCAACATAATGTCCATCGTCAACTCACCGTACTGCATGCTGTTTCCAGGCATAGGGATACCCTGTACTCTCTGGAATGCAACCTCGGCAGGGGCATTAGTTGCTCCTGGGTGACTCACAGACTGTACGAAGAACTCAAGGTTCGCATAGTTCGTACGATCAATGACGACCTTAAACCCAGTCGGTTGAAACAGATTGAAGTTGGTTGTTAAGTTGCTTGACATGTTTATCTCTCGAGTAGGACTCTATTCTATCTTATTTAGGATCAAAAGACAACAGCAATAAAAAAATGCCCCGATTGGGGCATTCAGAAGGTCAGAAGTGTTTACTCTGCTGGGCAGACTGCTGCGTCGTCAGAGGCATCAAACTGATTGTCTCCACAACCGTACACTTGATCGTTGTTTGTGTCACATACACGTTCGAAGAGTTGATCGGCGAAAGTGTAACCCAACTCGAAAGGTACGTGATCAACACACCACTGGTGCGAACCAGCAGGGTTTGGGTTAGGAGTCGGTGGTTGACGGTCGACCCTAGTAGTTGGCCACAACTTCTTATACTGGACAGTCTTAGGATATGGACGGTAGATCCAAAGGTTCTGCTCAGTAGTGACGAATACTTTCTCGTCTTCTGACAATGTTAGCACTTCGCCGTTGTCGTAAGTGATTGTAGTGGCGGCGAATACTGTTAAAGGTAAGCATAACAGCAGTGTTAGCATAGATTTCATTTTACTTCTCCATTAGTTAGAACAATGTTTACCTTCATTATATAGGAAGGTTTAACGACTCTCAATTCTACGCATCTAGAATAAACAGTCAAGCACAAAAAAGGGCACCCGAAGGTGCCCCATAACCGTTTATTGTTCTTATCGGTTTAGTCCCAGGTAGCGGGATTTGTTACATCCGATTACGCAGAAACCATCAGGTTGTCAACGCGGAAGATGCGGTAGTACTGGTTAGTCTTAGAAGCAGCAAGACCATCAGCAGGTGCAGCACCTACGAATGGGTTAGACGCCATACCATAACGAGTCTTAAACCCGATACGTGGTTGGAAGTCATTCTCGCCAACAGCGCGGACCATTTGCAGAGGAACGTATGGGCAGTAGAAAACACCTGCGTCATATGGGTTAGTACCCTTGTAACCAACAGTTACATAGTCAGCGACTGCGTATGGATCGATGTAAACACGCATACGACCGTTGATAGTACCAGCAAAAGTGTTACCAGTATCGTCAACCTGCAGGTTAGCAGAGATTGCTGGAGAGTAGTCAAGCATGCCAGAAGCAACGAGAGCAGTAGCAACGTCAGAAGAAACGATTGCAACGTTACCCTTACCACGACGAGTTTCCTTCGCGATAGTGTTTGCTTCACGGTCAAGTTGAACCAACAGACCTTTGAACTTCTCAACAGACCAACGACCATCAGCGTCAGTGCTCAGATCGAAGATGCCGTCTACTGCAGTGTTAGCAGTGGAAGCACCAGTCTTTGCTTGACTGTTGATAGTGCGGATAACTTCACGGTTGATTTCAGCAAGGATCTCAACAGAAAGGATGTTAGCAAGTTCTGCTTCAGCGTCAAGACCGTGGATTGCTTTCAGGTCTTGTGCTAATTCGATAGTGTACTCTGCCTTCAGTGCACGTGACTTTGCAGTTACAGTGCTCTTCTCGATAGTGAAACCCATCTCAGCAAATGCGGAACCAGAGTTACCCAGTGCTTCTGCGTCTGCAGTAGACATACCGCCACCGACAGTTGGACCAGTACGGTCGTTGTCAAGTGAGGAGTCAGATGCAGCATCAGTAAGACCAGACAGACCAGAAGGACCGCCAGACTGAGTTACAGAGGAGTCACCAGAGAAAGGAGTTACTGCTTCACCGAACAGTGCCTCGTCTCCAGAAGTAGCGCCACCGCGAGTAGTCTTGTAACGTGACTTCATAGCGAAGATCAGGCCAGTAGGACCAGTCATTGGTTGAACACCACAGATGTCATATGCCATCAGGTTAGGCATTGCACGACGGACTAAAGAGATCAATACTGGATCCCAGTTAGCGCCACCAGCACCACCAGTTACGGATGCGTTGCTAGAAGAAGCAGTCTCAGTCATAAACATAGACTGTGATCCTTCAGCAATCATTGCTTTTTCTTGGTTCTCAAGAACAGCAGCAGTTACTTTAGCGCGGTAAGAATCTTTGATCTCGCCGGCAGTTTCTTCGTTAAGCACTGGTGCCCACTTGGACGTCAGTGATTCGTAGTTAAGTTCCATTTTAGATACTCCTAAAAATTAGTGGAAAGGTTATTAACGGGTTGTTTTACGGATTGCAGTCAGGTAGCGTTCCATTGAAGGAGCAACTTCAGTACTTTCAGCAATGATGCCTGCTTCAGTTTCTTCAGCGATTACTTCTTCAGTGGTCTCTACAGACGGTGCAAAGAATGACTCTTTGATAGTTGCAACTTTCGATGCAAACGTTTCAGCGTCTTCGAAATCAACGCCTTCTACCAGAGAGAAAAACTTTTCTTTCTGAGTGTCAGCAAGTTCAGATGCTGCTTCTGCGATAATTGCAGCAGATTGCAGACCTTCAACTTCTTCGCTCAGAGAGATTGCGTCAGCAGTAGTCTTGTTAAGTGCCTCTTCGAGTTCCTCAACTTGCTCTGCTAGATCATCAACGAGGTCGACCTTAGATTCTGGGACAGTGATGTAAGACTCAGTGAATAATCCTTTCAGATTCTCCATGAAAGTCTCAGCGATCTCTGCACGTAAACCAGACTGGATAGCAACAGCGTTATCTGCCATCCAAGACTCAACGACGTAGTTCAGGTAGGAATCAACTTTCTCTACGAGATCGGAACGAGTTGCTTCAGTTTCTTCAGCAATGCGCTCTTCGTAAGATGATTCAATTCGCTCGACTTCTTCAGCGAGCTTAGACTTCAGTGCTGCTTCAAAGATTACAGCGGTCTTCTGCTTAAACTCTTCGGAAAGAGTTGCTTCTGACTCAACGAGTGCGTCTAATTCTTCAGAGTGAGTATCCGCTTCCGCGACTACTTCTGACTCTTCAACTTCAACTTCCTCGCCCATCATAGATCCGTATGCTGCGGTCAGGTCTGCTTTCTTCATTCCAGAAAGTTTGCTGTACATAGCATTGATCAATGCGCCTTTGGTCTTTGGCATAGGTTCGCTGTTCTTCTTATCACCGGTACGTGCTGGTGCTTGGGAAGTTGCGTCTGCTGCTGTATCAGTTGCTGCAACAGATTGCTTTTCAGCGTCCTTCATGTCATGTCCTTCCGCTACTTCGATTTCCTCAGTGCGGAGTTCAATGTCTTGATTTTCCATTGTGTTCTCCTTTATCTTCAAAAGGTTTCTTTTAAGGATGAGAGGAAATTTTTGTACTCTACGATCTGTGACGCACCCGAAGGTACTATAACAGAAGGAGCAGCGATTTCAGTCTCTTGTGTATCCTCACTTATTTCTTGAGCTACGAGTATTCCTTTGTTCCAAACCCAGTCAACACCTTCCATGATTCCATTAACGAAAGCGTTCGGTGCTGATGGATCCTGTACAATGTCTACTGTACTTAGAACAAAATCATCTCCGACATACGTGGCACCGCCACGTTGCTCAAGACTACCCATTCCACGAGTTGAGACACCAAGATTGACACCGCCCTCAAGCAAACCCTTAACGATTTTGCCCATTGGAGTATCTAATATTGATGCCTTTCCGATCACATCATTTCCCTCAAAATGCAGGTCAGTGATGAGATGCGAAACTTTGTCGAGGTTGACGGTTGGACCTTCTGGATGGTTCAACTCACCAACTGCACGATTCTTTGATACTTGCTCTTCTACATACTTATCAACCGCTCGTTGCATCGCCTTCTTAGGGTAGATACGACCGTTGCGGTTCTTTTGTTCTGCTTGAGCAAATACACCTTCAATAACATAAGACTTCTCACCGTTCTCGTTCTTTTCTACGAGGCACTGTACATTGTGCTCGTTAAATTCTGCGATCAGTTTCATGTTATACTAATTCCTTGATTGCTGTTTCTATTGACTTTACTGCATCACGTTCTGTTCGGAACGTATCGAGAACGTCACCGTCGATAACTGCGACGAAACCCTTCTTAGTCTTTTGCACTTCAGTCTTGATGCGCTTGTACTTCTTAGACCAGACGGTTTCGCCCTGTGGGCGGCGGTTTCTCATTTCTGCAAACGTTTTCATACAGTTTATTTATACAAATTAAACTTCTGACTCGTCATCAATAGCAACTTCTTCAGACTCTTCGTCGTCAGAGAGGATTTCTTCTACATCATCTCCGTACAGACCAAGGGCATCTTCTGGTTCAGAGTGCTCTTCTTCAGTACCGAGGTCCATAGTTGGTTCTTCAACTTCTTCTGCTTCAGTCTCTTCGACTTCTGCAACAGGTTCTTCAACCTCAACTTCAGTCTCTTCGACTTCTGCAACCTCAACTTCAGTCTCTTCTGCTTCAGTCTCTTCTAATTCTGCTTCGACTTCGTCGATTGCTGCTTCCACTTCCTCGTCGGAAGGGTCTGCTGCGTCACCGTTGAATACCTGTCCAGCAACTTTGACCTTTTCAGCATCAAGTGCGTCGCCAATCTTGGACTGTAGTAATGCGTCGAATTGCTTACCAGATTGTAGAGCATCACCGCTCTCAATTGAAGCAACAAGATCAGCAACGGTAATGGTTACTGGTTCTTGCGTTACGTTCGCTACATCACTCATTTCAACTTCAGGTCTATCAGTCATCATAATCTCCAAATTATATGATAATCATTATTCAGGTTGGTTGTCATCCTCATTATCTTCCGGATCAACCTCACCACTTGCAATTTCTTTCTCGACAGCGACTGCCATTTCTGCTGCTTCTTCGTCGGTAAATCGGAAAACATTCTTCATCACCCAATCTTTACTTATATACTCTCCAACATACTGGGATGCTTGGTCCATGAGGTTCAAACGCTCACGGAGTACTTCGCCGTCCTTCAGTTCAGTATAGTGGTTGTCCTTGTAGAAGTCTACACGGATGCGGTTGTGGAACAAGTCGACCCAATCGCTATCAGTAATTATACCTTTCAGAACCAACTGTTGACGGAGTACACCGATGAACAGTTTGCTGAACCTTGCACGAAGTCGGGTAATAAACTTCTGGAACTTAATCTCTTCCCTGTTGATCTCAGTAGCACGACCCAGAGAGTACGCAGACTCTTGCTCAAGTCGGGATACTGGAACGTTCAGTGCTTGGTAGACCTTACGTTGGAAGTAACGAACGTCGTCGATCTCACCAAGGTTAGAACCACCTGGAAGGGTAGTCACTTCAGTACCACGACCACCTTCACGACGAGGCAACCAGAAGTCGTCCAGCATAGACATATGCTTACGGGAGTCTTTCAGTTCACCAGTCGCCTGATCGTATACGAGTTTGTTTCTGTAACGAGTCATCAGAGAGTTTACATACTCTTCTGCCTTGCCCTTTGGCAAGTTACCAGTGTCAACGTAGAAGATACGACGTTCTGGAGCACGTGCCAGACGGTAGATGATCAGAGAGTCTTCCATCATACGCAACTGGTTGATTGGGCGCAGTGCCTTATGTAGATGGGATACGACCTTTG